CCTCGAGGGGTCGATTACGGGTAATTCGGACCACGATGTTTGTCTAGCGGCCGGGCCTCCATAGGGTTCATTTAATTTTGACAGTGGACGCCACCGACACCGCGCTGCTCGACGTGGCCGCCCTGGCCGGACTCTTCAGGGTGACCGAGAAGACGGTCCGAGATTGGACCGCTCAGGGCATGCCAGTCGCCAAGGCCGGCGGCAAGGGCCGCGGCAAAAAGGCCATGTACCGCCTGGGCGAGTGCGTCGAGTGGTACTTCGAGGAAAATTTTGAGCGCCTCGAGCTCGATCGCCAGCGCACGCGCCTGGCGGCTGAGCAGGCGCAGAAGATCGCAATCGAGAACGCACTGCGCACGGCGGCGGTGGGCGAGCTCGATATCTGGCAGGCCGAGCTCGAGCAGCTGCTCGGAGAGATCCGCGCGGCCTTGCTGGCCATGCCGACAAAAGAGGCGCCGCAGCTGGGTGGAGACGTCAATCAGCGAAAGGACCGTCTCGAGCAGGCCGTCCACGAGATCCTACGAAAGCTCGCTGCATATCGACCGAGCCGCTCAGCGGCGCGAAATAGGCAAGCGAATCTCGATGGCCGCGGGCCGGGCGCTGACGCCACCGCCGAAACTGACGGTCAGCCAGTGGGCCGACGCGCACCGAAGGCTATCAAGGGAAAGCAGCGCGGAGCCCGGCGAGTGGCGCACTGATCGGGCGCCATATCAGCGCGGCATCATGGACGCGGTCTGTGATCCGACCGTGTACGAGGTTTGGGTGATGAAGAGCGCCCAGACCGGTTACACGGAGTGCCTCAACAACGTGCTCGGCTACTACGTGCACCAGGATCCAGCGCCGATCATGGTCGTGCAGCCGACCCAGGACGCCGCTGAGGACTGGTCGCGCGATCGCCTGGCGCCGATGATTCGAGACACGCCCGTCTTGCGAGAGCGGTTCTCGACCGAGAAGCGCCGCGACGCGACGAACACGCTGCGACACAAGACGTTCCCCGGAGGCCTGCTCGCGCTGGCGATCTCAAACTCGCCGAGCTCGCTGGCCTCGAAGCCGATCCGGATCACGATCTTCGACGAGGTCGACAAGTACCCGACCTCGGCGCGGCATGCCGGCGACCCGATCAGCCTCGGCAAGAAGCGCTCGACGACATTCTGGAACCGCAAGCTATTCGCCGGGAGCACCCCCACGGTGAAGGGCAGCTCCCGCATCGAGAACGGGTTCAACCTGTCGGACCAGCGCTACTTCTTCGTACCGTGCCCGCACTGCGACGAAATGCAGCGGCTGCTCTGGCCGAACGTCCGCTGGCCGGACGGGCGGCCGGATCTCGCGATCTACGTCTGCCCGCACTGCGGCGCGGAGATCGAGGAGAGCCACAAAGCTGAGATGCTGGCACACGGCGAGTGGAGGCCGACGAAGCCGTTCAACGGCGTCGCCGGGTTCCACATCTCGGAGCTCTACTCGCCGTGGAGCACATGGGCCGCGATGGCGCGCGACTTCCTCGAGAAGAAGACGCTGCCGGAGACGCTGCAGCAGTTCATCAACGAATCGCTCGGCGAGACCTGGGAGGACGCCGGCGAAACGCTCGAGGCGAAGAACCTGGTCGAGCGCGCCGAGGGTTACACGGCGGCCAGCCTGCCGCCGGGCTGCCTGCTGCTGACGCTCGGCACCGACGTGCAGGACGATCGCCTCGAGTGCACGGTCTGGGCGTGGGGCGCCGACGAGGAAGCGTGGCGCGTCGAGCACATCGTGCTGAAGGGCGACCCGGGCGGCCAGTCGCTCTGGAAGGAACACGACGAACTCCTGCGACGGCGCTGGCAGACGGACGACGGGCGCTCGCTCGCGATCGAGGCCTGCGCCGTCGACTCTGGCGGCCACTACACCGAGCAGGTCTATCGGTACTGCGCAGCCCGGAAGAAGTTCCGCGTCTGGGCGGTGAAGGGTGTCGGCGGGCAGGGCCGGCTCGCGTGGCCGAAGAAGGCGACGCGGACGAAGAAGGGGCAGGTCTATCCGGTCGGCGTGGACACGGCGAAGGACGTGCTCTACGCGCGGCTGAAGAGGGTGACCGCGCCTGGGCCCGGGTACATTCACTTCGACGCCGACACGACGGAGGAGTGGTTCGAGCAGCTCGTGAGCGAGACGGTCGTGCACCGCATCTCGCAGGGTCGCCGGGTGCGGCTGTGGCGCCCGCGGCAGACGGGCGTGCGGCAGGAGGCCCTCGACTGCACGGTCTACGCCTGGTGCGCGCTGCAGGGGCGCGGCGGCGCAGAACTGCTGCGCAATCGAGCAAAGAACATCGCAGCGAAGGCGGCGGCCGTCACGGACGAGCAGCCGGAGCGCGAGGAACCGCAGGCGCCGGCACCCGCTGCCCAGGCGCCGCAGAAACCGAACAAGCCGACGCGGCCAGTGCGCCGCGGCGGATGGATGAACTGGAGGTAACGTGACCACACCGACGCAAGTCCCGGAGCAGCTGCTCGCGGGCGATACGTGGGAGTGGACCCGCGACCTGGCGGACTACCCGGCCGGCACCTGGACGTCGGTCGTGTACTTCGAGAAGCACGACGCCAATTTCGCCGTGACGGGCGTCGCCTCCGGGACGTCGCACACGTTCACGATCGCCGCGGCGACCACGGCCGGCTATCGCGCGGGCAAGTACCGCTGGCGGCTGGCCGTTACCTCCGCCGGCGTGCGCAAGACGGTCGAGGAGGGGATCGTCGAGGTGCTGCCCGACCCGGCAGCCGCCGGCAACTTCGACCACCGCACGGCGGCGCGCGTCGTGCTCGAGCAGGTCGACGCGTACCTGAAGGACCCGACGAACCTGCAGGCCGCGGCGTACTCGATCAATGGCCGCTCGCTGTCGCGCTACTCGCTGACCGAGCTGCTGCGGCTGCGTTCGCAGATGGCCGAGGAGGTCAAGCGCGAGGAGATGGCCGAGCGCGCGCAGCAGGGCATGCCGTCGCCGCGCCGCCTTTACGTGAGGTTTGACCGTGCCTGACAACGTATGGAACACACCACTCGGCCAGGCCACGCTCGCGCGCATGCGGGAGGCTTTGCCGAAGAAGGCGACCCGCACCTATGCCGCCGCCCGCCCGTCACGCCTGACGGTGGGCCTTGGGTTCAGCTCCTCGAGCGCGAACTCCGAACTGCACTCGAGCCTGCGCACGCTGCGCGATCGGTCGCGGCAGCTGATCCGGGACTCGGCCTACGCCAAGCGCGCGAAGAAGATCGTCGTCGACAACGTCATCGGCACCGGCATCGGCATGCAGGCCGGTGTGAGGGCGACGCGCGGCGAGCTCCGCAAGCAGGTGAACACGGCGATCAGCGACGCCTTTTGGAAGTGGTGCGATGCTGACTCCTGCCACACCGGCGGGCAGCTGCACTTCTGCGACCTCGAGCGGCAGGTCATGGGCCAGGTATTCGAGGCGGGCGAGATCATCATCCGCCTGCACTTCGAGCGGTTCGGTCGGTCCGATGTGCCGCTGGCGCTCGAGATCATCGAACCCGAGCGGCTGGCGGATGACCGTGCTGAGCCGGGCCCGCTGGCCTCGGGCGCGAAGTGCGTGCAGGGCGTCGAGGTGGACAAGCACTATCGGCCGGTCGCGTACTGGCTGCGGACGGTTCACCCGGGCGAGCATCGGTTTTCGGTTCACGACGTGGACCGAGTCGAGCGCGTGCCGGCCGCCGAGATCATCCACCTCCGCCTCGTCGACCGCTGGCCCCAGGTCCGCGGCGAGCCGTGGCTGCATGCGGTGATCTCGAAGCTCGCCGACATCAACGGCTACACCGAGGCCGAGATCGTCGCCGCCCGTGCGGCCTCGATGTATTTCGGCACGATCGAGTCGGAGGACGACGCAGAGGGCTTCGGCGAAGAGCAGGAGGACGGCACGTATCAGCTGCCGCTCGAGCCGGGCATGGTCGAGAAACTGCGCCCGGGCGAGAAGCTCAACTTCGTCAACCCGAACCGGCCGAACTCCGCGCTCGACCCGTTCCTGCGCTACATGCTGCGCGAGATGGCGGCCGGCACCGGCGTCTCATACGAGTCGCTGTCGCGGGACTACTCGCAGAGCAACTACAGCAGCAGCCGGCTCGCGCTGCTCGAGGACCGGGACGCCTGGCGCGCGATCCAGCAATGGTTTATCCGCAATTTCCGCGACCGCCTGCACAAGGTCTGGCTGCAGCAGGCCGTGCTCGCGCGGGCGATCGAAGGCCTGCCGGTGATCGAGTACGCGACCGACCCGTCGAAGTTCGAGGCGGTGGCGTTCAAGCCGCGCGGCTGGAGCTGGGTCGACCCCACGAAGGAAGTCGAGGCGTTCAAGGAAGCGGTCAAGGCCGGCTTCACGACCGTCTCGGACGTCATCGCGCAGACCGACCCGCAGGGCCGCGACGCCGAGGAGGTGCTCGAGCTGCGCCGGCGCGAGCTCGACGAGATGGCCGAGCTCGAGCTCGAGTTCGACACCTCGCCGGAGGCCTACGCCAAGCCCGAGTCGGCCCCGGCGCCCGCACCCGCGGCGCCGGCAGAGATGCCTGACGACGCAGAAGACGACGAGCCCACGCCCACGCGCGTGATCGCGCTCCGGAGGTAAACGTGACCGAGAAAAGAAAGATCCCGCTGCAGATGCGGGAGGCGGAGGTGTGCGCGTTCGAAACGCGCAAAGAAGACGCACCGCCGCGCCTGTCCTTCTCGCTGTCGAGCGAGACGCCCGTCGAGCGCTTCTATGGCAACGAGATCCTCGTGCACAGCAAGAGCGCGATCCGCCTGGATCGCCTCACGCGTAAGGCGATGCCGCTGCTGTTCAACCACAACCCCGACGACGTGATCGGCATGGTCGATGCCGGCGAGGTTCGCGACAAGCGGCTGGTCGTCGAGGCGCACCTGTTCGACACCGAGCGCGCGCGCCAGGTGGCGGCCATGGTCGAGGGTGGGCTGCGCAACGTCTCGGTCGGCTACCGGATCTACGACGCCGAGGAAGACCGCAAGGCCAACGAGATCCGCGTCA